ACCCCAGAACAAGAAAAAAAATTCCGTGACAAAGTTAGACAGTATGGTGACGAATTAGAACAACGACAAAAAGAAAAAGAACAAGGTGTGGCGGAAGGCGATGATGGCAGAGATAAACACTACTACCTACGTAATGACATCTGGAGAGTCATGGACGGTGATGAGCTGGTCCACGAATACAAACCTGAACGTTATGAGATTGTTGGTGCTAAAAAGTTATTGGCCCGGTTTGACGATGAAGGTTATGATGTCACTCACGTTATAAGCCCAATGGGAGTTGTTACATACTTGTATGGTAAACCTGAAGAAGACATGGACGAAGGTGTGGCGGAAGACAGTTACAAAAATTCACAGGCATATCGTGCAGATGGCGGAGCCAATGATGAGAATCACGAACTAGATCAACGCCGCGACCAACAAGAGAAGTCTGGCACATGGTATATTCGCCTTAACGGAAAACTAATCAAAGACAAACAAGGCAATCCTTACTCATTCCGTGGCAAGGCTGCCGCAAACAAAGCCGCACTAACCATGCAGGCTAAACTGTTCAATCAGGGCAAAGAGTTTATGTTGACTACCAATCCCAACGATAACCCTCAAGGTGTGGCGGAAGCTTCACAAAGAGTTGACTCATTGGTCACAGATGCACTAAAAATAATGCAGGGTGCAACAATGAATGACGCTGTGGCCGCACTAAAGACTGTGCTGGGCAACAGAGAATATAATGATCGTCGTGGTCATTACAATTTCTATGTTCGCCAACTGATGGATATGTATGGTCAGCAAGGTGTAGCGGAAGGCCTGGCATCAAAAACAAAACAGATTTCTGAAAATCAATATATACCCAAACACAAAAGGTGGTAAATGGGTACACTAACTCCAGATGTAACATACATATATGAAAGCCCCGACAGTGGCAACACAGTGTACGCTAGAGAATCCGGCAAGACTGAGCGTGTGATGATTGGGCAGAACACCCAAGCCAAGAGTCTCATAGAAAAAATACAAGAAGACAAGCTCTGGGGAGAGATTCGACGCATGGCCACTACAGATCCTGGCATGGCCAATCTCTTGGATCAAGCCAAAATATATTATCAATTAAAAAGATCACCTTAGGACCGCAACATAGTTGCGTGGTGTGGGCGGCTGCTGCCTGTGTGAATGGATTCGCTACCTTGCAACACAAAGTGAGCACTAACACAATGAAAATTATTCCCATCTCTTCCCTTACAAAATTTGCAAAGAAAAACTTGCAGGGAAAAATTTGTTTCAGCCCCTATGTTGTTATAGAAGTTGGAGTTGACGGGGAGGTGGGACTTTGTGACTGCAAGGCCTGGCTGCCAAGTTCGGTGGGGAATTTATTTGAACAAACTCTTCCGGAGATTTTATCAAACAATCTCAGTCAAGCAATAAGACAAAGCATTGCTGATGGCAGCTATGAATACTGCAACGAATCTAGATGCGGTGTAATAAATGACGGACAACTAGTTGATAGTGCCGGGCTTGACAACCCTGTTTTATTAAATTTAATAAACGATTCCAGTCAATGGATCATGCCCAGAGAGATTTGGATTGCCGGGGATAGAACCTGCAATCTCAGTTGCCCCAGTTGTAGAACCAAGGTGATTAAAAATTCCCCCAAAGATACAAAAAAATTAGAAGAGCTGGGGCTAATACTAAAAAACAATTTGTTTGCTCAACCCAGCGACGAAAAAATAACATTGAATATCAGCACTACAGGTGAAGTATTTGCCAGCCCCATGTTAATGGCATTCCTTAATGACATTGATGTTGTTGATTTTCCAAATATATCCCTGCATGTACAAACAAATGGACTCATGGCTGAAAAGAACTGGCATAGACTGGGTGCACTGCAAGATCGAGTCAAGAAGATAACAGTCACAGTTGATGCTGCCACAGCCGACACCTATGAAAAATTGCGTCGTGGGGGCCGCTGGTCAGACCTACAACAGGCCTTGACATGGATTGCTAATAAAAAAACAGAAAATAACATGGAAATTAATTTACGCATGGTGTTGCAACGTGACAATTATTGTGAAATTACACCCTTCTATAGCATGTGTAAATCAGCCGGTGCCGACTTGGTAGAGTACACAAGGATCCTAAACTGGAATACATTTGCCAACCAGGAATTCAAAGCTGTTGATGTATTTGAGCTTGGGCATCCCGAATACCAAAAAGCCTGGCAACAACTGGACCAAGTGGCAGATTTTCCAGATGTATTTTTACACGGCGGTCTGGTAAAGTCTGTGTAGACAGCCATTGACCCAACAACATAACTGTGCTATACTAGCACACTACAGGAGAACTACATGGACACCAAGTCATTTAACGGTGAGCAAAAGCTCAAACTCACACAAATCATCAACGAAGGCATGCAAGTCATGCACGAAGTTGAAACACTCAACGCTGGTCTCAATGACACCATCAAGGCCATTGCCGAGGAAATGGAAATCAAACCTGCTGTGCTTAAAAAGGCAATTCGAATTGCACACAAGGCCGAGTTTGGCAAGGCCAAGCAAGACCATGAATTGTTAGAAACAATTCTAGAAACTGTTGGCAAAACTCTATAAGTATACACGAGTCGCTCACGTTAAGAGCATGTACAACGGCTAACCGGCCACAAGCGGAGGAATAAATTTGAGTTATGTTGACGCACTTTTTGATCGTGAACACGATCGTATACATATTGTAGAGCGCCGCAATGGCGTTCGTACGTACCAAGAGTACCCGGCCAATTATATTTTTTACTACGACGATCCACGTGGTAAATTTCAAAGCATTTATGGCACACCAGTGTCAAGATTTAGCACACGCAACAACAAAGAGTTTCGCAAGGAAATTCGAATTCAGTCGGGCAAACAGCTTTATGAAAGCGACATCAATCCCATCTTTCGTTGTCTAGAAGAAAACTACAAAGATCAGGATGCGCCAGAATTACACACTGCGTTTTTTGACATTGAAGTGGACTTTGATAAAGAGCGAGGATTCTCGCCAGTTGAAGATCCATTCAATCCCATCACAGCCATCTCAGTTTACCTAGATTGGCTGGACCAACTAGTTACCCTGGCTGTACCTCCGCGTGGATTGACCTGGGAAACGGCACAAGAACTTGTCAAGGACTTTGACAACACCATCTTGTTTGATCGAGAAGAGGACATGATCAAAACATTTCTTGACTTGATTGACGACGCTGATGTGCTGAGTGGCTGGAACTCAGAAGGCTATGATATTCCCTACACCATCAATCGGTGTATTAGAGTATTGAGCAAAGATGATACTCGCAAGTTTTGCCTCTGGGGACAACTGCCCAAAAAGAGATTGTTTGAACGATTTGGTGCCGAGAAGGAAACTTATGACTTGGTGGGTCGTGTGCACATGGACTATATGCAACTGTATCGCAAATACACTTACGAAGAACGCCACAGTTATAGTTTGGATGCCATTGGTGAATATGAACTCAATGAGCGCAAGACACAGTTTGAAGGCACACTGGATCAGTTGTATAATCAACACTTTAAAAAGTTTATTGAATACAACCGACAAGATACATTGTTATTGCACAAACTGGATCGTAAACTACAGTTCTTGAGTCTAGCTTGTGAACTAGCCCATGCCAACACTGTGCTACTACAGACCACAATGGGTGCTGTGGCAGTGACCGAGCAGGCTATTATCAATGAAGCACACGAACGTGGCATGGTTGTTCCCAATCGCAAGCAACGTCTCACAGATGACGACACACAGGCCGCAGGTGCTTATGTTGCCTATCCCAAGAAGGGCTTGCATGATTGGATTGGATCAGTTGACATTAACTCCTTGTATCCGTCTGCGATTCGTGCCATGAACATGGGACCAGAAACTGTGGTGGGACAACTGCGTCCCATAATGACTGATCGATATATTAAAACTAAAATTGCTGACGGAGCAAGTTTTGCGGCTGCCTGGGAGGGCCTGTTTGGCAGTTTGGAATACACTGCTGTGATGGATCAGCAACGTGGCACTGAGATCACCATTGACTGGCAAAATGGTGAAGAAAGTGTGCACAGTGCCGCTGAAATTTGGCAACTAATTTTTGACAGTAATCATCCTTGGATTCTCAGTGCCAACGGTACCATAATGACTTATGAGAAGAAGGGTATCATTCCCGGCTTGTTAGAACGTTGGTACAGCGAGCGTAAAGAACTGCAGGCCAAGAAAAAAACAGCCAAGGACAAAAAAGAAGAAGCTTTCTGGGACAAGCGACAACTGGTCAAGAAGATTAACTTGAATTCGTTGTATGGTGCTATTTTGAATTCAGGTTGCAGGTTCTTTGATCACAGAATCGGTCAGTCAACTACTTTAACTGGTCGTGCTATTGCTCGTCACATGGATGCACACATTAACGAATGCATCACAGGCAAGTACGATCACACAGGCGAAGCTATCATCTATGGTGACACAGACTCCTGCTACTTTACTGCCTGGCCGGCACTGAAAAAGGAAGTGGCGGAAGGTCGCATGGAGTGGTCAAAAGAAACTGCAATTGCGCTGTATGACTCAATTGCCGAACAAGTTAATGATAGTTTTCCGGGCTTTATGGAACAAGCATTCCACTGCCCAAGAGAAATGGGTGCGTTGATTGCGGCAGGTCGAGAACTGGTTGCTGATCGCGGATTGTTTATTACAAAAAAACGCTATGCTGTAAACATCATTGACCTTGAGGGCAAGCGGCTAGATGTCGAAGGCAAGCAAGGCAAGACCAAGGCCATGGGCTTGGATTTGAAGCGCAGTGATACTCCCAAGGTTATTCAAGACTTTTTGTTGGAAATTCTAAATACTGTGTTGGCCGGGGTTCAACGAGATGCCATTATTGAACGCATTCGTGAATTCAAATATGAATTTGCAGAACGTCCAGGATGGGAGAAAGGTAGTCCCAAACGTGTCAACAACTTGACCAAGTATGCAGCCGAAGAAGCCAGACTTGGAAAAGCCAACATGCCCGGGCATGTCAGGGCCGCACTAAACTGGAATCAAATGCGCAAGATGAACGGTGACAACTATAGTATGCAGATCGTAGATGGCATGAAGACCATTGTATGCAAGCTCAAAGGCAATGCCCTGGGCTGGACCAGCATTGGCTATCCCACAGATGAGCAACGTCTGCCTGCTTGGTTTACTGAACTGCCGTTTGATGATGGACTCATGGAAGCAACTGTTGTGGACCAAAAGGTTGACAACTTGCTGGGTGTGCTAGAGTGGGACTTGGCAGCAGCCACCAACACAGAAAACACATTTCAAACGTTATTTGAATTCACATGAAAATCAGCGAACTAGTAAATTATCTTGAAGAACTAGACAAGTTTGATGTTGACCAAAGTCAACTAGCCTTGCGACAAACCATGACTCCGGTAATTCATCAGATATTGTCAAGTACAATGCAGTTTGACAGTCTGGCCGAAAGTGTCAATCAACAATTTTTTGATTTAACTGACCGTGTCAATCATTTTGCCAACACCGTGGACTCGGTCAAACAGGCAGTGAAAGCTGCCATTCAGCAATTGGAGCCAGCGTATTTTGCCAATAGTGCCTCGTTGTACCAAGACATGCGTGGCGACACTGTGGAGTGGATACTTTCTAGAAAACTATCACTGACTCCAGAATCAGAAAAATTTATTGTAGACCGACTGCTACGATGCACAGATTGGCGCTGGCCAGGACTGATAATTAGGCCAGGGCAAGAGAATTGGATTGACCACCTAGTAGGATTGGATCCGTTATATCTAGTAGATCAACAGCCCGAACTGTTGACACCGGCTGTGTCAAAATTTAACGGCTTCTACCAGCGCAGATTGCGAAAGTACATTGCTCCAGAATACACCAGTGATCCGTTGCTGGAATCAATTCCTGACAATCAGATTGGATTCTGTTTTGTTTACAACTTTTTTAATTTCAAGCCAGTCAACATAATACACAGTTACCTAGAAGAAATTTATCAAAAACTAAGACCAGGTGGCGTAGTTATTTTTACCTACAATGACTGCGACAGAACCGGTGGGGTTAGAAACGCTGAGAATTTTTACAACTGTTACACCCCTGGTCGTAGTATTCAAGCCATGCTTGACGAATTAGGCTATAAGATACTTGTCAAACATCACATTGATGCGGCAAACACTTGGATCGAAGTCAAAAAGCCCGGAGACCTAGTAACCATGCGTGGTGGCCAGGTGTTAGCCGAAATACTTGCTTACTAACAAGCTTGCCTATATAATACAATTAAAGGAGAACGTATGAGAGATCATTTACTTGACCTAGTAGGTCACACACACGATTTAGGTTGCATCAGCCTGGTCAAAATTACTGGCACTGACAGTGAAACTACCATTGATGGTTTGGCCGAGGACCGTAGCGTTGTTGTGCAAGGACAGTTTGCTGGCCCAGTGTCAGATTTTATTGGTGTATTTGGTATGCCAAATTTGGACAAACTCAAAATTCTATTGGGTTTACAAGAGTATCGAGAAGATGCTAAAATCACAGTTACCCGACAAAATCGCAACAATGTTGATGTTCCAGTGGGACTACATTTTGAAAACAAAATTGGTGACTTTAAAAACGACTATCGTTTTATGACCAGCGAGATTGTTTCTGAAAAGCTTAAAACTGCCAAGTTCAAAGGAGTGAATTGGCACATTGAGTTTGAACCAACAGTTGCCAGCATACAACGACTCAAGATGCAGGCACAAGCCAACAGCGAAGAGCCAAACTTTACAGTGCGAATTGACAATGGCGATTTAAAATTTAGTTTTGGTGACCATTCAACACATGCCGGTGAGTTTGTGTTTTATCCCAGCGTAACTGGAACATTGAAGCGCAGTTGGGCCTGGCCAGTGTCGCAGGTGATGTCAATACTTTCATTGGTGGGTGACAAAACTATGCGAATCAGTGATGATGGTGCCATGCAGATCACAGTCAAATCTGGCATTGCTGAGTACAACTATATCTTGCCGGCACAAAGCAAATAAGGTACACAATGAAGTGGTTTTTAAATATGATGGAGCGTCTAGGACGCAAACGTATTGTAATGGACAGAGTCAACAACGAGCCATACCTTGAACGCTATTATGTTTTCCTCAAGGATAGAAATCGCTTCCCATTTAATGTGTTCCTGCACAAATTTCTTAGGTCAGATCCTGATGACGTACACGATCATCCATGGTCTTACGCTACTGTAATTTTAAAAGGCGGTTATTATGAATGGACTCCTAACTTTGATGCACAAGGTGCCAAGATCAGTGAAACACAGCATTGGCGTGGTCCTGGGCACTTCCGTATTTGCCCTGCTAATAGCTATCACCGTGTTGAGCTTAAAGAAGGAACAGACTGCTGGACCTTGTTCATGCCTGGCCCACAACGTAGAGAATGGGGTTTCTTAGTAAACAATACATGGGTACAGTGGGAACAGTATCTAGCAAATAGAAAGATAAAAGTATGAAATGGTTTGATCGATGGTTTACCAACAAATGCAAACAAGCATTGGGCATTGAGGATGATACTCGTGAAGAAGATGCCTATGTGACTCCTATGACCAGTTCAAAACAAAGTAGACGAAACAGCCTTGCCAGGGTCCGAGATGACAACGACTTGCCCGAAGGAGGCCTAAATATTCAGGTAAAATCTGCACTTGGTGGTAAGATTATCATCTTCCGTAACTATGACGAGCGCAATGATCGTAACATTTATACTACATATCTAATCCACGATGGTGAAAACTTTGAGTCTAGCTTGGGTAGAATCATCACCATGGAGAGTATGAAGCTATGATTAAATCTATTGCGCCAGTTGGCCGCTACATGCAAACTACTGGTGGCAGCCCCATGACACCATACATCAGTCCTGGAGCACAAGGTGCTGGCCAAGTTAGATACAATACCAATTCCAGTAACATGGAAGTTTGGGATGGTGTCTCCTGGAAGGAAATTAGTGCCAACTATGCCAGTATTGGATTAACTAGTGAAGCTGAATCGTTGTTGGATTGGGCTCGGGTCAAACGTGATGAAGAGATCACGTTCAAATCTTTGATGGAATTGCACCCAGGCATCCAAGACTTGAAAGAAAAATTAGATATGATGGTTGCGTTGGTAGCAAAGGAGCAAGATGGAACAAGATAATTTAACAGCAAAACAAAACGACTACGCAGTATTTTTACCTGCCATCAGCAGTTTTTATTCCACGTATGTGGGCAAACAGAGATTTGAAAAATTTGTGCCCGACGATCGTATGCCTGCCGGTATTCCGGACATGGAACAATTAAATTGGCTCAACAGCAAAAAAGGCCTGTTTCCCTACAAGTGGAGCCTGTACTCTGCAGGGCATGCTGACTTAGATTTAACACGCAAATCTCCCAAAGAAGACATGGTTCGCAATCGTGAAGCTGGCACAACATTGTTGTGTGACTCAGGAGGGTTCCAAATTGCCAAAGGCGTTTGGCCTGGAGAGTGGGCCAACCCCAAAGACAAGAACGCTGAAAAGAAACGCAGAGCTGTGCTGGAATGGCAGTGCGGTATTGCCACACATGGCATGACCATGGATATCCCCACTTGGACTTGTACCAACCCCGAGTGGGCCAAGGCATCAGGCATTTACAGCTACGATGATGCTGTAAATGCCACCAAGTTCAACAATGAATACTGGATGCATAACCGCCACGGCGACACTAAAATCCTAAATGTATTACAGGGTGCCAACCATGCTGATGCAGACCATTGGTACGAGACAATGAAGGACTACTGTAATCCCGACAAGCATCAACGTCCGTTTAATGGATGGGGCATGGGTGGACAAAACATGTGTGATGTGCACTTGGTGTTGCGGCGCCTGGTAAACCTCATGCATGATGGATTGTTGGAATCAGGCCTGCATGATTGGATGCACTTCTTGGGCACTAGCAAACTAGAATGGGCAGTATTGCTAACAGATATTCAACGTGCTGTACGCTATCATCACAATCCCACATTTACAATTAGTTTTGATTGCGCAAGTCCTTTCCTGGCCACTGCAAATGGACAATTGTATCACAGCATTGTCACCAAAAATCGTGACAAGTGGAGTTATCGTATGAGCTCCACAGTGGACAATAAAAAGTACGCAGTTGACAATAGATTATTTGGTGATGCTGTGCGACAAGATGGTATCCACAAAGTGTTTGAAGATAGCCCAATTTCACAACGTCTCAAAGTTTCAGATATTTGTTACTACAAACCCGGCGACCTAAATAAAATTGGCAAAGAAGGCAAGACCAGTTGGGACAGTTTCAGCTATGCATTATTAATGGGCCATAATGTTTGGATGCATCTCGAAGCGGTGCAACGAGCCAACCGAATCTATGATGGTGGTGAAGGCCCAGACATGCTGTTGCACCCAAATGACCGTTGGTATGATTTCCGTAGTGTAATCAATCGAGTATTTGCAGCCAAGGATCGCCAGAAGAGCTTGCAGATAATTGATGATCATGCTAATATATGGGAACGTGTAATTGGCACCCGTGGCTATACCGGTAAGCGAGCAGTGAATGCTCATACCATGTTTAACAACTTGTTTGAGGTTGACAATTCTTCAGACGCCGATGATGAACTTAACCCAGAACTATTAGAAGCATTAGAAGGCAGTGTATAATGAACCGAGATGGACACAACAATGTTGATTTTTTTACCGGTGTTGAGGTAGAGCGCACACCTGCATTTGGTAAAGCTACCTTGTTTGTAGTTGGTGTACAACCAGTTGACGAGATTGTATACCATTTTAGCAAACATCCAAATGGCATTGAACATATCTTCTTTGGTGCTAATCACAGCTTTAATCCCCGGCATGATGATCACTTAGAATGGCAACGTTGGGAAAGCATGATACAACACTTTCTTGAAAAAGGTTACCTATGCTCGCTGGATATTCCAATGTCGGCAGTTGCACAGTTCAATGACGGCGGCTTAAACGAGTACAATAATTTTATCCCACAAATCCGAATTAGCTTGCCCTACATCCGTCTTTGGAATTATAATACAATGATCAAGCTTGATGACAAAGACTTCGACGCAACCAACCCTGGTGTCTGGTGCCATCGATTACATAGTTTAATGGATCCTGCTGTGTTTACAGACTGGGATCAATACAACCAAGACAAGGTATTAAAATGAGCAAAGGATCGAGATCAAGACCGTTTAGTGTAAGCCAAGCACAGTTTGGCAACAATTTCGATGCAATTTTTCGCAAGCCAGATCCAAAAGTGATTGAAGATCAACGAAACGAAGACGAAGCATTTGAACAAATTTTATTAAGACAGGAAACTAACAATGAATCAAGCACAGAGAGAAACAGTGGAAAGAATTAAACAATATGCAGATAGAAAAATCTGGGTTACCTTCCGCAAAGAAGGAATCCACAAGTACCCTGCTGCCGCATTTGATCCCGCACTGGCGACTGGTGATGAATATGATGTTAGTTTCCTTGGTGTGCCTCATAGACACATCTTTCATTTCCGAGTTTGGATTGATGTTTTTCACAACGATCGCGATATTGAATTCATCCAGTTCAAACGCTGGCTAGAAAAACTCTATGCTGGTGGAACACTTGAACTTAATTTTAAATCCTGCGAGATGATCGCAGATGACCTGTATCTACAAATTGCCGATCGTTACCCTGATCGTGCAGTGTGGATTGAGGTAGCCGAAGATGGTGAGAACGGCTGCCTTATTAAATATGAAACTCACCGCCCTCAACTTCTTAGTGTTTAAGAAAGAAAAACAAAATGGCAAAACCTACATTTGCTCCCAACCCTCGTGTACAACAAATTTTTGAAGACTTGGAAAAGTTTTTAGAATTTTGTCAAGATTATGGGTATCGTTACAACGAAACCGACCTATACAATTGGAAAAGCTATGCCTACCAACAGTTCAGTAAATTTGCACAAGGCAAGTTTGCCAAGGACATGTGGTTGCAAGATTCTCGTCCAGTATTTCGTAGGTATTGATTATAAATGAGAAAACTCTACTACATGGGTTTGGAGAGCTACGAAGCCCGCTATACATTACAGCTCACAGAGTGGAACCGGCGTGTGTTTGACCGTCGCGGACTAGACGTTGTCTACGTACCTGGCGTCACAATTGACAATACACAGGCTATTTCAGTGGGCCAGGTGCTGGATGCACATGGACGCAGTTATTTTGGCATGAGCCAGATGATGAACTTGGTTCAAATGATGAAGAACGGAGAGGTCACAAGTGCGGATGTTATCTACTTTGAAGACATGTTTCAACCCGGCATCGAGAGTCTTCCGTATATCCTTAATCAGGTTCCTGCTGATCAACGTCCTCGTGTGTATGTGCGCTGTCTTGCTCAGTCCATTGATCCTGATGATTTTGTACATGTTTGGGGTATGGCAAAGTGGATGGGGCTCTACGAACAAATGGTTAATGAGTTCGTGGACGGAGTTCTCGCCACAAACGAAGAGATGGTTGCTCATATGCGCATTGCTGGATGGCGTGCTCCTATCTATAATATTAGTGGCCTAGCATTTGGCAAAGAAGAAGTGTTAGAGCGCATTGGCAGCAAAGATGCGATCAAGCCTTTTGGTGTGCGCAACATGCGTGTGGGATTTGCCGCAAGGTTTGACCAAGAGAAGCAGCCTGACTTTTTTATGGATCTTGCTGAAAGAGTACAACGCAAGCATCCGCACATTACATTTGCCGTATTCCAAGGCGGCCCATTGCGCAGTAACAACCCACGATACATTGAACGTGCACGTAAAATGGCCGAGGATGGCAAGTTGGAGATTCATGAGAACTTGAGCAAGAATCAATACTATCATCTGCTTAATGATACTCGAGTTTTGTTTAACTGTGCATTGCAGGATTGGGTAAGCAACACTGTCAGCGAAGCAGATACACTTGGTGCCAATGTGTTATATCCTGCTTACCGCAGTTTTCCCGAAACATTTGCCAATGATTTGAGACGACTATACGTGCCCTGGAGCATGGATGATGCCGAGCGCAAACTGTATCACTTGTTAGAAAAGCCACACCCACACATTGGTGCAATCAGTGACTGGAACAATGGCACAATTGATCGTGCTGTAGATATCATGCAAGGTACAGGTGAGCAATGGAATCGTGCAGGTAATAGATACCGCGACCATGTAGCGGCAGCTAAGTATCATATGAATATCATATGAAAAAGGATTGATATTTGAAAATAGTTTACGTTACCGGATGCTTGGGATTTATAGGTGGACATGTAACCCGACAATGTCTTGAACGTGGGTGGCATGTCATGGGTGTAGACAAAAAAACCTACGCTAGCAACTCAGATTTGTTAGATGAGTTTGAGGCAAATACAAATTTTAAGTTTTTACAGCAGGACATCAATGATCTTGAACTGCTCTATGACTGTGATTATGTAATTAACACAGCGGCCGAGTCTCATGTGGACAATAGTATCATGAGTAGCGATGTGTTTTTGCGGAGCAACATCAACGGAGTGCATCACTTGCTTGAATTAATTCGGGCAATGCCGCCAGTTCGTAGACCAATTTTTTTGCATTTTAGCACTGACGAAGTATATGGGGATATTGTTGAAGGTAGTCACACCGAGCAGGATATCTTAACGCCAAGCAATCCATACAGTGCTAGCAAAGCCGCAGCCGACATGCTGGTCATGGCCTGGGCACGTACTCACAATATTCGTTATGTAATTGTTAGACCCACCAACAATTATGGCATCGGTCAGTATGTAGAAAAACTAATTCCAAAATCAATCAAATTTTTGTCGCTAAATCGCAAAATTGATTTGCACGATCACGGAACCCCAAGTCGAGTTTGGTTGCATGCTGGCGACACTGCCCGCGCTGTGCTACACATCATTGATCAAGGCGTCACTGGTGAAATCTACAACATAAGTGGCAATGCTGAAATGCCAAATCGGGAAGTGATAAAAAAAATATTGTCTTTCTATTTTGGTGTTGACCATGATCATGACTGGGAATCTTTCATCACAGTTAGTTCTAGGCAAGGTCAGGACGTGAGATACGCCATTGATGACAGTAAACTAAAACAACTAGGCTGGAATGCAACTGCTAATTTTGATCAAGAACTAGAACAAATAGTTGATTACTACAGGAATAATTTTGTATGGTAAAAAATTATTTGGTATGTTCGGTTCGGCCTATATCAGAAAATTGGATGGATCAGAGCAGTACACAGCTACATTTGGACTATCAAGAAATGTATCGTTTAAGATTGGCCAGTTTTCAACATTTTGTAAAAGAACCATTTGAAGTAGTACTATGGACTGCTCCTGCCACTAACAGCGATACCTGCACTTATCAAAATTGGTTAGATATTAAAGAGTTGTGGCATCGGGAACCTTGCAACATATTTTGGGCAGGCGCCGACACACTTATGATCCGGCCCACAGAATTGTTTTCTGACAGATTCTCTGAATACCGATTGTTCAATTATACCGAGCCAAAAAGTTATAAAGATTTTCCACACCATTTCAACGATGATATACAATATTATCCACATACCATGTCGGACCACGTATGGAAACTTGGAGAAGACTGGTTGGAACAAAGAGAAACTCATCCTGACCGTAATTGGGGATTTGATCAGTTAAGGCATAATGCTATGTTTTGGAGCCAAGACATTGATGAGTCTGATCGATTACATCCAGAGATGGCCTATCAAGCAATGCGTTTGCGGTCCTTGGATCAAAATGTAGTAACTTGGCACAATGAATGGAATCGTATATCCATAAATCAGGCACACATATTGCATTTTCACGGCAGTCGTGGTAGTCAAGAAGTAATAAACATTATGAGAGAAATTTCTGATCAGCTTGGAATCAAACTATGAAACAGATATTAGAAGACATTAGAAAATACATTGATGAAAAACATGCTGCCAAGACTTGGGAAGCGGGCAAAGACTTTGTTAACTATGCAGGTCCGCACTTCAACTCAGATGAGTATGTGGCAGCCGCAGAGGCATTGTTAAACGGTTGGCTAGTAATGGGCAACAAAAGTCTAGCATTTGAACGTCAGTTTCCCGAACAGTTTGGCAAGACCCGTGGAGTGTTGACCAATTCAGGGAGTAGTGCCAACTTGCTGATGATGGCTGCTATGAAATCCAAGCGTGGTTACAACTTTCCTGCTGGCACCAAGGTGTTGATGCCCATTGCCGGATTTCCCACCACTTTGAATCCAACTATTCAAAACAATTTTACACCTGTATTTTGTGATATTGAAATTGACACCCTGAACATTGACTTGGATCAAGCTGAACAAATTCTTGCCAATGATCCTGACATACGAATTATCACATTTGCTCATGTGTTGGGAAATCCTCCCAACATGGACCATGTCATGGAACTGGTCAAGCAACACAATCTTGTGCTGTTGGAAGACTGTTGCGATGGTCTGGGAACAACCTACAAAGGTCAGCCCTTGGGCAGTTTTGGCTTAATGGCATCGTGTAGTTTTTATCCAGCACATCACATGACCATGGGTGAAGGCGGTTTTGTGGCCATGAACGATCCCACTCAAGAAGTTATTGTGCGCTCGCTACGTGAATGGGGTCGTGGATGCTACTGTGTTGGACCCGATGCCAACAAGTTAAAATGTGGCACCTGTGGCAAGCGATTCAATGAATGGATTCCAGAAATGCCCGGGGAGATCTTCGACCACAAATATGTGTATGATGAAATTGGTTACAACCTAAAGCCCATTGAACTACAGGCCGCCATGGGTCTTGAACAAATCAAGAAACTGCCCGAGATTCATGCCTTGCGCCAACGCAATTACAATTTGCTGTTTGCTATCTACGAAAAGTACGAAGAGTTTTTCCACTTGCCACGTGCCAGAGAACACGCAGATGTAAGTTGGTTTGCATTTCCTCTTACCATTAGAGCAGATGCACCGTTCACACGCAACGACATAGTAGACTACCTAGAAGAACGTTTGATACAAACCCGTCCTTACTTTGCTGGTAACATCATGTTGCAGCCTGCCTACAGTCATTTGATGAATCCTGCAGATGCTCGTGACAACTATCCTGTGGCCACACTCACTATGAAGAACACATTCTTCCACGGATGCAGTCCTGTTATTACACCAGAACAAATTGAGTACATTGGCGAGCAGGTGGATGGTTTTATGAGTTTATTTGTATGAACGACGTTGAAAAAAGAATTATTGATATCAGCTATCGAGAAAAAATTGGGCACCTTAGCTCTAATCTAAACGCTGTAAACATCATTGAAGAAATTTACAAAAATAAACAACCCAATGAACCGTTTATTTTGAGTTCAGGTCATGCAGCCTTGGCTTGGTATGTGGTGCTAGAAAAATATCTAGGCAAAGATGCTGAACACTTGTTTCACAAACACGGAGTACATCCGCATAGAAATCTAGATGACGGATTGCCTTGCTCCACAGGCAGTCTTGGCATGGGACTTACACTGGCCACAGGATACGCACTTGCTGATCGCAATCGACGTGTGCATTGTTTGATCAGTGATGGTGAATGTGGTGAAGGATCTATCTGGGAAGCTCTAAGATTCATCTACGAAGCCAAACTAGATAATCTAGAAGTATACGTCAATGTCAACGGCATGATTGCGTATGACTTCATTGACCGAGAATATATTGTGCGTCGATTACAGGCTTTCTTGCCACGCATCAACATACGCGAAACTTCTCCACCCGATTGGCCGTTTGCACAAGGTATACTCACACATTACTATGTGTTGAAACCCGAAGACATGGATAAATTATGAGAAACAGATTTGGCGAACTCATTGCTGACAGCCTGGCAGCCGATCCCAATGTATGGTTACTAACCGGCGATTTAGGATTTGGTGTACTCAATAAATCAAGACAAGTGGCTCCTGACCGAGCTATCAATGTGGGCGCGGCCGAACAACTCATGGTCGGTGCCGCAGTAGGTCTCACACATTGCGGCAAGATTCCAGTGTGCTACAGCATCACACCATTTGTAATTTTTCGTCCATACGAGTGGTTGCGTAACTATTTGGATCATGAGCTGGCACCGGTCAAGCTAGTAGGTATTGGTCGTGATCAAGACTACGGGCATCTTGGATTTAGTCACTGGGCCGAAGATGCCGCACGGGCAGTTGAGGTATTTCCCAACATCAAAATATATCAGCCCAATTCCATTCAGGAACTAGAATCAGTCTGGTCTGAATTTTTATACAGCAAACAACCTGCATATTTGAATGTGAGAAGATCGTGATAACAGATAAAATTCCCAGAATAGAAGATCTAGTAGAACTAAGAGAATCCAGTTTACCTGAACTGGAAAGATTGTGGTGGCCCCGATATGATCAAGCATGTTGGAGTTACATGCATGAATTTCGTGTAACACCGGAGTTTTTTCATGAAGTAATGAGTCACGTTGACTCAACTAGTGTCATGGTGCAGGCCGGGGGCAATTGCGGACAGTATGTACGACAGTTTGCTCAATGGTTTGGTACAGTCTACACTTTTGAACCCAACCCATTGAACTTTGTGTGCTTGACTTTGAATTGTGGCAATAACGTCATAAAAACACAAGCCTGTATAGGCAACGATAAAAAGTTTGTAAATTTAAATGTCACCAATGATGCAGGAGCAATTCATGTGGATGGTCAAGGCAATGTGCCCACAGTGATCATTGATGAATTAAATCTTCCCAGTTGCGGTCTTATACAGTTAGATGTTGAAGGCTACGAGTATTTTGCTTTGTTGGGTGCACGCCAAACCATCGAAAAGTATCATCCAGTAATCATGGTGGAGTGGTACGAGCCTTGGGCTGCCCGATATAATGTAACAAATGAAATGCTTGATCAATTTTTTACTGAAATGAAATATTCTCGAATATTAGACAACGCCACAGACATTGTATACAAATATACTCCATGAAAACAGTATTGATCACTGGCGCCAATGGGTTCATTGGACACTACCTAGTAAAAGAATTTTTGCCTGATCATCGTGTGATCTGCATGGTGCGGCCAGGCACCGCCAACATGAGCAGACTTCAGAATGTCATTGATGACGTTGAAATAGTTGAGCACGATATTAAAAATCCCTGTGCAAATTTGCCAGCAGTGGATATTATATTACACGCTGGTGCCAACCCCAGTGCGGCCGACAGCTTGAACAACCCCACAGCATCAGTTATGGACAACGTGTTGGGCACACTAAACTTGTTAGAGTATGCGCGGCATGCTGGTGTTGAAAGGTTTGTCTATTACAGTTCAGGCGAGGTATATGGGCCTATACCTATTGGACAAGATAGTCAAATCACAGATGCTTACAACAGCAACAGTCCATATGCAGCCAGCAAGGCCGCAGGCGAAGAGCTGTGTTTGGCCTATGCCAACTCATTCAATGTTCCGGTCAGTGTTATCCACATCAACAACACATTTGGCCCACGCTGTCAGCCCAATAGATTACCAGTTATTGTCATAAACAAATTAATAAACAACGAAACTTTAGATTTACAAGTAGGTGCCAACAACGTTATTGGTGGAAGGCGGTGGTTTTATGCCGGAGATGTGGCCAGTCACACAAGATTCATTTTGAACACACAAACTGCTCGGTGTGAAAAATGGAATAGTGCCGGCCGGAACTTTATAAACAATCTAGACTTTGCACAGTTGATTGCACAAGCCATGGGCAAAGAGTTAAAGTATCGCCTGGTGCCGATTGACCGACCTGGTCATGATTTATGTTTTTCTGTAGATCCCGGTAAGCTATATAATCTAGGTTGGTCAGAGACAGTGTCGTTTGAACAAAGGTTGTTGCAAACTGTCAACTGGTACTTAGAAAACCCCAAATGTTAATTGACATTGTATAAATTTTATGAAGATACTATTATGAAGATACTAATTACCGGCGCTAGCGGACTTGTTGGGTCGTACCTAACAAACAATTTACCAGGCTATGATGTCACTGCCATCAATCATCATGACCTGGACTTGTTGGATCGAGAGATGGTCCAAGCCTTCTTTGCTGACAAACACTTTCATACCATAATACATTGTGCCACTTATGGGCGCAGGGCTGTTCGTACATTAAATCCAGCAATATTTCAAAACAACCTTTTTATGTTTAACAACTTGGCCAGTTGTAAACAGCACTATCAACAGTTTATAAATCTGGCATCAGGTGCCGAGTTTGACGTTGAAGTCAACAATGATCAAACTACCGAGGAAGAATTATTTCAACGGTATCCGTCACAGTTGCATGGCGCCAGTAAAAACATCATTGCTAGATTGGTGACACAGCTACCAAACTTTTATAACCTACGAATGTTTGGTAGTTTTGGTCAACATGATACTGAATACGTTGCCCCTTTACAAGATGTGGTAAAAAATATATCTGCCAATCGCCGCTTTCGATTTGAAAATGACAGGTTTCTTGACTTGTTTAGTTTACACGATCTTGCAGTGGTAATTGACCAAACCATACAAGGTAATTTGAAATACAATGATGTAAATCTTGTCTATGATCAGAAACATAGACTAAGCGATGTGTTGCGTATATACTATGAACAACACGGAGTTGACCCTGGCCTTGTAAAGTTTTTATCCACCAGCGACCAATGCTTCACCGGCAATGGTGCCAAATTGGCATCGCACAATTTTGACCTATGGGGTCTTGAACGATCTTTGAAAGAATATATATGACAAAAACTGTGGTTGTTACTGGAAGTTCGGGCTACATTGGAGGCCAAACTGCACTTCAACTAAACGACTTAGGATACACCGTAGTCGGAGTTGACATTCGTCCATGTCCTACGAACGTGCAAACGGCATTGTCTCACGTATACCAAGGAGATTTTGCCAGCCAAGGTGCCATTGACTTTATGTTTATGCATCAGCCATCGGCAATTATTCATTGTGCCGGAACAAGTTTAGTTGGTCCCAGTGTCAGTGATCCGGAACTGTACTATCAAAACAACTTTGTACGTACAAAGAAGATGATAGATGCTGTTGTTTCGGCCAAGTTGCAATCTAGCATTCGAATCATTTTCAGCAGTTCGGCATCGGTATACGGCGAGCCCATCATGGGTGCATGTCAGGAAGAAGATCCAGCACTGCCATTAAGTCCCTACGGTGAAAGCAAGCTCATGACTGAAATGATGCTACAAAGTTATTTCCGTGCGTATGGGGTGCAACCAGTGATTTTCCGATACTTCAATGCCTGCGGTGCTGATAGTCAAGCCCGCCATGGTCAAGAGCCAGGTGCCACACACATCATTGCCCGGGTGCTAGAAAGCCTGCGTGACGACGAAGAATTTGTGTTAAACGGGAATCAATTTAACACCAATGACGGAACCTGTGTTCGAGATTATGTGCACGTTGAGGACATTGCAAGAGCACATATTCGTGCGCTGGATGATGATATTCCAACCGGAGTATACAATCTTGGCAGCAACAAAGGTACCAGTAATCAGGAAATTATTTCCATGGCCGAATCAATCACTGGACGCAAACTCAAAGTCACCATAGGTGATCCTAGACCCGGAGATCCAAGCGAGCTCACAGCCAATGCTGGCAGATTTGAAAAAGTTGCTGGCAAGTGGCAATATAATACACTTCACTACATTGTGCAACATGCCTGGAATTGGTATGTTCGATAAAATTTTTGAATTTGAAAAAGCCTTAGGTGAGTTTACAGGTGCGCCTTATGTCATCATGACTGATTGTTGCACTCATGCCATTGAGATGTGCTTGAAATATGATGGTGTACGTGGACTAAAAATGACTCCTTACACCTACCTCAGTGTGCCAATGACCATGCATAAACTGGGCATTCACTACGTGTATTTAGATGAGCCTGAGCAGACATGGGTGGGCGAATATGAGTTTGTTTATACTCGAGTCTGGGACAGTGCACGGCGTCTTGAACGGGACATGTACCGACCCGGTAAAATGCAGTGTCTAAGTTTTGGTCACGGCAAACCATTGCATATTGGACGCGGTGGTGCAATCTTGTTGGATGACCAGAAAGCCTACCAGAAATTGATACAACAGCGCAGTGATGGGCGTGATCTCAAAATCAGCCCCTGGGAGACTCAAAAAGAATTTCATGTGGGCTACCATTACCGTCCCACCATCGAAGAAGCCACAACTGCATTGGCCTTGTTGGAGGGAATCAAAGAAAACACTCCCGCACCAATTGCAGTAAAGTATCCAGATCTTAGAAAAATTAAAATTATAGATTGACTTTGCAATCTAAATATATTACAATAGCACAAAGACATCCACGTCATTAACTCGGAGAAACAAATTGACCAAAGACTTTATCCCGCATCCCGTTATCCATTCAGACTCAAAAAACGCATTTATACCACACGCTCATCAAAGCCCAATTGTAAAAGCCGCAGAAATGATGAGCGACAAGGGATACGAAGAAGCGTATCTAGCAGATGCCATTCGTACCAAGATGAAGCGTGATAACAAACGTTTTTGGGCAGGCGACAACATCAGTGATTATGTTTCTGAAGAAATGAAACATACCCTTATAGATGAAGCAACAGAAGCATTTGAACTAGTGCTTGATCGGTTGCTTATTGATCGTGAGAACGATCCCAACTCAAAAGGTACTGCAAGACGACTTGCCAAAATGTACTTCAATGAAATTATGGAGGGTAGATATGAACCAGGACCAGACGCCACAGCGTTTCCAAACGACTCGCAGGACCGTTACGAAGGTATGTTGGTTGTTCGTAGCGAGCTTCGCAGTATGTGTAGCCATCATCACCAACCCGTGGCTGGCGTTGCTTATATTGGCCTTATTGCCGCACAAAAGCTCATCGGACTCAGCAAGTACACCCGAATTGCCCAATGGTGTGCCCGACGTGGTACTCTCCAGGAGGAACTTTGCAATGACATTGCCCGTGAGATTAGTAAGGCTACTGACTCCGAAAACGTAGCAGTGTACATTCAAGCCACACACGGTTGTTGTGAGAATCGTGGTATTATGGCACACTCTAGTCTAACACAGACCACTGTGCTCAAAGGTGCGTTCAAAGACGATCCTAGTGTGAAGAAAGAGTTTTTTGACAACATCAAACTGCAACAAGAGTTTGCACCAAGGTAAAACACCAAACTTATGGGTCAACTAGTACTTGACCAATAATTGGTCTAGTGCTATACTAACCTAACAACATCCTTACTTTGGAGATTTTATGAAATATATTGCATCAATATTGTTTGTGCTGATTAGTGGTCTGGCCACTGCACAAACAGTGGTATCTAAAAAAATTACATATCGAACTGAGTCGACTGTGATTAGTGCAGGTACCCCAATTGTGGTCAAAACCACAAACACTGACACACAAACAGTGAAACAAGCCGATGGATCTGTGGTAAAAAATGTGTATAATTTAGTGCAAACTCGAACTACCACACCCATCACAGCACAGGACAAACGTTATCAAATTACCACAGTTACTCTCAGCAATGGCACCAAACAAGTAACTGAAACTTTGTTGACCACCACTATTAATACTAGGAACACGGTTACCCCATCAACGGTGAGGACGTTGGCCAGTAGTACAATAATTACTCCGTCTCCAACTGCTGTAGTTGTTGCTCCTCCAGCTATTACCATTGTGCCAACCAATACATTTAATGCAGCCACCTACTATGGACATAGCCCTTATCGGGGAACACCAACTGCGGTGTTTAGTAGTATGCCCAAGTCCTGGGAGAATACTCAGTATAATAATGGTGCTAACCAGTACATCAACAGTGCGGCAGCTTGGGCACGTGGTTGGACCGGCAAAGGCAGCACTGTTATGGTCATGGACACTGGCATTGATGTCAATAATCCAGCATTTGCAGGTAAAATAAAATATCAACTTGATATCACTGGCACTGGATTGCAAGACGTTGTAGGTCACGGTACCAGCATTGCCGGAATCGTTGCAGGTGCACGTAACAATGTTACTCCCACAGGTGTTGCGTTTGATGCCAACCTTGCTGTGGTCAAACTCAGTAATACTTCAAACATTGTTGGCAGTAATGCTGCCAGCGCCTTGGCCTGGGCCGCCAACAAACCTGATATTGTAGTGGCCAACTTGTCAGCAAATACAAATTATGCCGCAACATACACTGCTTCGGTCAAGGTCCTGAGTCCCGGAATATATGCTAGTTCAGATCCCAACTATGGTGGCAAAAATTATTACAATCTTGAATCGCCACAATCATGGGCACAGACATTGACACCTAAATTAGCAGTCACAGTCAGTGCCGGTAACCAAAGTGTTCCTTATCCGCAAAATCCAGCTACATTTGCCACAGCAACCGATGCCAATGGTAAATTATTGTTAAACGGCCAAATGTTGGTGGTGGGTAATTGGAACGCAAAAGCCGGGCGGATCGAGGGTGCGGGTGCAGGCACTGTGTGTAAAAATGTAGCCGGTACTGCCTGTTTAGATCAATACAAGATCAGCGACTTTTATATTTTAGCACCTGGTATGTTAGTCAACAGTGTGTCACCCATCACAGTTAGTGCAACAGGCACCAAGGCCATGAGTGGCACTAGCCAGGCATCTGCTGTGGCTGCCGGTGCACTGGCAGTGGTCAATCAACTATGGCCCTACATGACTGCGTCAAATCAAGTTCAACTACTGTTAAAAACAGCCAATAAAAATCTCCCGGGTTACAACCCCGACATCATGGGACAAGGTTTACTGGACTTGGACCGAGCCACCCAGCCTGTGGGCAATCTTGGTATTGCACTTAATGGCCGAACCAATTCTACTGTGCCATTATCAGGTGGTATTGCTCTAGCCAGCACTTCGGCTAGCACTATATCTACCTTGAGCTCGGTGTCAGTGGTTGACAGCTTTCAGCGAGACTTTAGCGTGGACATGAAAGGTAGTGCGGCCGTCAACAACTTGATGAGTAATCCAATAATGATGGATGCTGATCCTGGATATAACTGGAGTGGTCGTTGGACTGGCCTAGTAGCTGGGCAAAATTTACAAACACCATTTTCTGGCAACCAAATTGGTGCAGATGCCACACTAACTATAGATTCAAGAATGTTGCCAAAGCGTCCCGACGAAGCAAGCAGTTCTACTATTCATCAATTGACCATGACCAATAGCACCCACAATCCGTTTGTTAATTTTAGTGGTGCTTATGGACAAACTAAGTCGGCATTCACCACAGAATACAGTGCATTGTACCAGCCTGGTGAGCGTGAAACCAAGCTTGGTCAACCACAAGGTTGGTGGGCACAAGGTGGTGCTATGATGACTAGTGTCAACCACACCAGTGGCCTAGTTTCTAATGTAACACCAATTTTTGCTGTGCACGCCATGGGTGGGTATCAGTACAAGGATTGGAATTTGTTTGCCGGTATTAAGCCAACTGTGGCGTCGGGTGCAGTGAACTTTAATGTACCAACCAGCGTTGATGCCGACGGTACTATGAAGTACACGCAAATTAACAATAGTTTAGTTAGCACACCAATTACATACTTGGGTATCAAGTATCAACACAATTTTAATGATGCTGGTAATACCAAACACAGTGTGGGATTCCGTGCCCAGGTAGCTCAAGATGGCACTAGCAATGCTCGAGCCTACTACACTGCAAACTTTTAAAAATGACCACTGATTTAGAACAAGCACAAAAAGATGGTGTTGCACCATGGGATATTCAAGTTGAGGAACTCAGTGATTTTCATGTCACTGTTTTTCAAGATCGGTTTCCAGTAACAATGGGACATTTGCTTTTTGTGCCCAATTACAATACAGTGGACGTGATACGTGACTGTTTTGATTCGGCACTACGGTATGGACAATCACTGGTCAATGCCAACGACTGTGATGCTTTTAATGTTGGTATCAACATGGGCGTGGCCGCTGGACAAACTGTGATGTATCCACATGTACATTTGATTCCCAGACGTAACGGAGACTGTGCAGATCCAGTTGGCGGTGTCCGAGGAGTTATTTTTGGACAAGCAAACTACAAGAAAACTGGCTATCAACTACCAGCATAAATACTTTTCTAAGCGGTCTTGGCTTCATCCCGCTTTACAAACTCTGCCAGCCTATGCTATAATTAACATAGGAGAAAACAGCATGACACCCATCACATACAAATATACCTCGACAAAAGAATATCACGACGCATTTCCATGCGCCTACAGACAGTGGAGGGCAGACAGCCACTGTAATTTAATTCATGGATACTCGTTCAGTATGAAGTTTTACTTTGGCACCAACGATCTGGATGTTCGAAACTGGGCCGCTGATTATGGTGGTCTCAAAGAACTAAAGAAAACGCTAGAAGACCAATTTGACCATACACTGATTGTTGCGGCAGATGATCCCGAGATGGAAACCTACAACTTGTTGGTAGAGAAAAAAATGGCCAAAGTAGTTGTGTTACCTCGGCTGGGCTGTGAAGGACTATCCGATATGCTGTACAAGTATGTTAATGGTGTTTACATTCCAGAGATGTGGGGGCCTGGTGAAGCGGCTCGTCTTTGGTGCTATCGCGTAGAAGTGCGTGAGACACAAAGCAACATGGCCTTCCGTGAAGGTCATCGTGAATGGAATGAGGACTTGTTTGCGTGAAGAAACGTGTAGCAGTCATTGGAGCCGGCATTGCCGGTATTACCACAGCCTACTACCTTGCCCGTGAAGGATATAGCGTTGCTGTCTACGAGCAGGAACGCTATCCTGCCATGCGCACTAGCTTTGCTAATGGTGGGCAAGTCTCTGTTAGCAACAGCGAAGTTTGGACAACATGGAGCAATGTTAAAAAAGGCGTTAAGTGGATGTTCAAGAAGGATGCTCCATTACTAATACGTCCACGTCTTGATTGGGCACAATGGAAGTGGTTGGCAAAGTTTCTTTATTACACCGCCACCGGGGCTTACAAAAAGAACACCGAAACAACTATCAAGTTAGGGTTAGAGTCCCGCAAATTGTACAAAGAGATTCTCAAGGACGAAAACATTGACTTTGATTATAGTCCGTCAGGTATCTTACATTTCTACAAAGATGAACAGTATTTTGATACTGCCAAACAATCAAAAACAATTTACAAGGACAATGGTGTAGAGTGGGATATTTTAACATCAACTCAAACACTTAGTTTAGATCCGGCGCTGTTTCGATTAGATAATATTTTAGGTGGGGTATGGACTAAATCTGACTTTGTGGGAGACATACACAAATTCTGCTATGAAATGGAACAGATACTTAAAGAGAAATACAGTGTTGAGTTTCACTACGGTTGGCAAATCAAACACATTGAAGATGTTTCATATTATGATGCAGTGGTTGTGGCCAATGGAGTTGGTTCCGAAAAGTTAGCAAATAGTATAGGTGACAGTCTAGGTATCTATCCTGTCAAAGGTTACAGCATCACAATCAATGACGTTGATCCCAAGTATTTGCCCAAGGTAAGTTTGTTAGATGATCAAGCAAAGATTGTTACTGCAACTTTAGGTAATAGATTACGTGTCGCAGGCACTGCAGAACTTGCAGGAGAAAATTACGATATTAGACGTGATCGAATTCAACCATTATTAGATTGGGTACACACTAATTTTCCTGATATCAACACACACGACTACACACAATGGGCATGTTTGCGCCCAATGACGCCAAATATGTTGCCGGTTGTTCAGCAAAGCAACAAAAATCCAAAGGTGTTTTATCACGCAGGACACGGGCACTTGGGTTGGACTCTATGTCCTGCAACTGCAAAACAAGTAGTAGAGCTGATTAACAATGACTTATAAAATTGCATGGGTCCAGCCAAACTTTCAACAAGGCCCCAAAGAGTTAAATGCTTTTTACCTGCCGTACTCGGCTGGGGTGTTGTGGGGGTATGCTATTTCGGATCCATGGATCAAAGACAACTTTGAAGTTGTTGAATGGGTGTGGCGGCGTGATGCAGTCGAGCCCATTGCCAAAAGGTTGAGTCAATGTGATGTTGTGGCGTTTAGCACCTATGTTTGGAATCACAATTATAACTATGAACTAGCAAGACAAATCAAACAACTCAATCCCGCGGTGCTGATTATTTTTGGTGGACCCGAGCCGGCTGTCACTGACCCAGATATATTTGTAAAAAATCCATTCATGGATTTGGTGGTATGCTATGAAGGCGAAATCACCATCAAAAGAATTTTACAAGAATTTGAGCGCAAACAATTTGAAACTATACCTGGCTTACTGATAAACCAAAATGGTAAAGCCGTTAGTACTGGTTCAGCACAGCGCATTGAAAGTTTGGAACAGCTTCCAAGCCCGTATCTATTGGGTGTGTTTGACAAACTCATGGCCGAACATCCTGACACTATGTGGCAAGCAACCCTGGAAACAAACAGAGGTTGCCCGTATGCCTGCACATTCTGTGACTGGGGCAGTCTAACTTACAGCAAAGTCAAGAAGTTTGAATTAGATCGCGTATTTGAAGAAATAGAATGGTTTGGTAAAAATAATTTTAATTTTATCAGTATAACTGACGCCAACTTTGGTATGTTTGCTGAACGTGATGGCATGATCGCCGACAAGATTATCGAATGCCAAGAACGCTACGGTGCTCCAAAAATGTTGTCACTGGCGTGGGCAAAGAATCAACAGAAACAAGTTGTTGACATTGTCAAACGTCTGCTTGACACTAGGTGGTTCAATCAAGGCCTAACATTATCAGTGCAAACTCTCACCGAAGGTGTGTTGGAAAATATACATCGCAAGAACATGGAGATGAATCGTCTTGCTGATATTTTTAAAATGTGCGAGCAACGAAATATTCCAACCTATACTGAACTTATACTAGGACTTCCTGGTGAAAGTCTGCAAACGTGGAAAAACAATTTTTACAAATTGTTTGACATGGGCAATCATACTGGTATTGCCATCTTCCAAGCACAGTTGTTGGAAAATGCAGAGATGAATTTACTACAACGAAAAATATATAAAATAACCAGTCAGCCTGTGACAGATTATTTTGCCGGTAGCTATAGCAACGAGCATGTTGAAGAAAGCATTGAAATTATAACTTCGACCAAAGATTTGTCCTTTGATGAAATGCTTGATGCACATATTTTCTCTTGGTTTATCAACACCTTTCACATCAACGGCACTAGTACACTGTTGAGTCGATTTGTTAATCGCTATGCTGGAGTTAGTTATCATGATTTCTACGAAGAGCTGTTTGAGTTTATACAGACTGATGCATGGCTGGTGAATGAACAAGAACAACTAAAAAAATACTATTACAATTGGATGACACAGGGAAAAATTGATCATCCAGAATTTGAAATAGAGATTCACGGTTGGAATTTGATACATCGTACTGTGATCAACATGCACATCGAGAAACAATACGATGCGGTGTTTGGGCTACTGTACAATTTTATGAAGAGATACAATTTACCAGATAAATTACTAGACGCATTGGTTAAGTTGCAACGTAGATATTTTGTAACCTATGACGCTATCAACACTTACCCGGAAGATCTTGTGCTAGACTACAATATTTGGGAGTACCTTACATTTGGTAGTGATCTTGTACAGACTGAGTCGACCTACAAGTTGGATTTTCTAGAAGATCACGACATTAGTTTTTCCAGATTTTTAGAATTATTTTACTTTGGCCGACGACGAAATTACGGCAAAGCCACAGTGGAATGCCGGTCTACTCAACAGTGATTTGAACAACAATATTGGCAAGATACTTGCAATCTTGCTGGTACTTTGTTATAATATGTAAAATACCTTAGGATAACATGAGCGATAAAAACATTTCAATCTTACTGCCCAGCCGGGGCAGAACACAAATGCTCCTGGACAGCATACGTAGTCTAGTGGATCTTGCCGATGATGCATCGCAAATACAGTTCCTACTAGGTTTTGACAATGACGACACCGAGTCTTCAACTTATTTTATTGAGAACATTGTGCCAATATTAAACGAGGCCGGTAGTCAATATATTGTGCTGGGGTTCAAGCCCATGGGCTATCAGAACTTGCATCAATACCTAAACAAGATGGGACCGCACGCCACTGCTCCTTGGTGGGTGTTTTGGAATGACGATGCTGTGATGCTGGATCAGGGATGGGACACAGTTATTTTATCTCACAAGGATCAATTCTGTATTCAAGCATTTGACACCCACACCAAACACCCTTATAGCATTTTCCCCATTGTGCCAAGAGCCTGGTTTGAACAGCTGGGATATCTGAGCACACACCAACTCAATGATGCTTACATCAGTCAGATTGCTTGGATGCTGGACATCATGGTTCGGATCCCAGTTCGTGTGGAGCATAATAGATTTGATTTGACCGGCAACAACAACGATTCTACATTTCAAAATCGAACCATATTTGAAGGCAACCCCAACGACCCCAGAGACTTTAACTATGTCACTCAACGAGATAATAGAATTCAAGATGCTTACAAACTGTGCAAGTATCTTGAAGATCGCGGATATGACCTAACCTATTGGAAAAATGTCGTTGCTGGTAAACAAGACCCTTGGGAAAAAATGTTGGCGTCAGATGTCAATGATCACATGCGCCGACTACCCAACGCACAAATGCAATTTAAACCCAACTAATCATGACAAATCCATTTAGAGATCAAGAAAAATTTATGCGGGCCTGCGATCAAAATTGTGATGGTCCTCCAGGATCACAATTTGATATGTATTGCGCTTTAATCGAAGAAGAGCATACTGAACTAAAACAAGCATTGGCCAACAACGACGATGTAGAAGTATTAGACGCACTAATTGACATTTTGGTTGTTACCATCGGTGCTATTCACAGTGCCGGTTGGGATGCCGAAGGTGCTTGGAAAGAAGTCATGAGTACCAATTTTGCCAAGATTGATCGAGACACAGGCAAGGTACGTAAACGTGAGGACGGTAAGGTACTCAAGCCGGTGGGTTGGGTTCCTCCTAATTTAGAACCTTTTATAAAATGAAAAAAATTGTTTCGTTTGGCGATAGTTTTATATGGGGAACTGAGATTCCCGGAAATCGTAATGGCGAACTAGCATGGCCTGCCTTGGTTGCCAAAAACCTCAAAGTTGATTACATCACTTGCTCGGTTCCGGGGTGTGGCAACGAAAATATTGCACAACAAATTTACAGCTATTTTGCAACTAACAGTCACAAAGATGTACTGGCAGTAATCAATTGGACCTGGGCACTTCGTTGGGATTTTTATATTGTTAATTCAGAGTCCTGGGTAACGCTGGGGCCAACATGTGTACCGGTCAAACTAGAAAATCATGTAGGCATAACCGAAGCTGATAGATTAATTTCTCTCTACAAAGACTATGCCGGTAACAGCACAGTCTGGGATCGTTGGCGTAGTCTTCAAGCCATGTGTGCGGCACAGAGTTTTTTACAACAGCGCGGTATTGTTAATGTACAAACCTACATGGATAAAACATTGTTTGTCAAGGATTGGCATGCACCTGGATACATTGCAACATTGCAAGATCTTGTGATACAACACTTAGAATCATGGCATGGTATGAATTTCTTAGAATGGTGTGAGCATAACGGGCACGAAATTACTAAAGATACATGGCATCCATTAATGTCAGCTCATCAGGATGCGGCTGAATTTTGGGGCGAAAGATACAATAAACTTTTAAAGGAGACTTAAATGGCAACAGCAAAATCAGTAAACAAGTTCAGCGACAAGCTGACAAAAATCAACGAGTCATATACTATCAATAGATATGACAATGGCTTCATGGTAGAAGCTGGTGGACGCAACAAGAAAGGTGACTACGTCAGTGCCAAGATCTTGTGCAACACCTTGGACGAAGTACTGGCTCTAGTTAAAGAAGCCGGCGAAATGGAATTAGACAACTAAGGAGAAAATCATGTTTGGAACAACGTATACAGGCGGAATCGCATATCGCAGTGCCAGTGAAATTAACTCAGCAATGGGTCGTGTGTATGGACACATGAGTCTGGCTGTTATTGTGTCAATGATTGTGAGTTACTTTGTGGGATCTAGTCCAGAGTTGCTACAATTCTTTTTTACAGGTGTAATAAAATGGATTGTGATCTTTTCACCACTTGCGGCGATCTTTGGTGTTGCTATGATCCTAGGTAATAATCCTAGTAAAGGCACAGCACAACTTTGCCTACATGGTTTTGCGTCCCTAATGGGCTTGAGTTTTGCAATGATCTTTGCGGTGTTTACCATGGGATCGATTGTGTCAGCATTTATGGGTGCGGCTATACTGTTTGCTGTAATGAGTGGCTATGGCTACTTTACCAAACAGAGTCTTGACAGCATGGGCAAGTTTATGTTTGTGGGTTTGATCGCCATCTGTATTGCCAGTATTGTAAACATCTTTATTGGCAGCACCGTGATGCAGATGGTGATCTCCGCACTAGCAATCATCATCTTCCTTGGCCTCACTGCTTATGACACGCAAAAGATACGTGAGGAACTCAGTGTAGACGCAAGTGATGTTGCAGAAGTACGTGGTGCATTGACATTGTATATGGACTTTATCAACTTGTTCTTGAACTTGTTGCAGTTGTTTGGCGATAGGAAGTAATCATGGCAACTTGGACACTCAAAACTCTACACAAAAAAAGTGCTGTTGAAAAGCAGTTCTGGTGCAAGGACGGCAAAGTAATCATTCGTGAGGAAGGTTATCGCTGGGGCGAATTCTATTGCGAGAGTGATGAACAACCTGTTATCGAACCAGAGGATGGAGAATACAATCTCAGCGAAAGCGACTATGATTGGGAACTGTCAAGCCTTGACGATGGATGCTGGGCTGAATGGACATTCCCCGAAGACATGACGGAAGAAGAACAAGCAGAGATTGAAACAGCCTGGGATGAAGATTACTTTGATGGCATGGAAGAACTAGGTTGGTCAAACAATGACACAGATTACATCTTGCAAGGACCGCTGGAGTTGACCGATGAAGAAGGCAATGTAGTATACTCAGGAGAAGAAGAATGAACGAGCAAATTAAAGAGCTTGCACTGCAAGCAGGTGGTAGTCATTATCCAGACGTGGGTGGCAAAACTCTAGAAAAGTTTGCCGAGTTGATTGTTCTTAAATGTGCCGAGATTGCTGATACTGCGGAACCATTCCTTGCTTCGGATTTAATTAAACAACATTTCGGAGTTGAAGAATGACTGTATACGTAATCAAACCTCTGGAAAAGAAAAGTGTTCAATGGGTGGTAGAAATGTTTCGCCAAAACGACAATGATACTGTCAGTTGGTTTACTATGCGTGAAACATATCGATGGGGACAAGGATTTGTTGAAGAGGATCTAGATTGCAATCTGCCCTGGAAAGAGGACGACATTGCTTATGCTCGAACCGATTGCGGCTGGGGTGCTGAATTTGACGACAGTATAGGAATCGAGTGGGAATTTAGTGATGATATCACTGAAACAGAGCAACAAGAGATCAAAGAATCCTACCACGAAGGTGGCGCCGCCTGGTTATTTGATGGCGAACACGAATGGGGTGTCGAGGATGATCAGGTTGTGATATATGCACCTTTTGAGATTAGTCTGTGTGAAGAAGATGGCACAGTGATCAAAAAAAAGGTAAAACTAAAATCTCGCCCAAAGCCTGGCGCAGGTGTAAACAGCACTAATTGGCCATTCCCAGATAAAAATTGAGCAAGAAACTCTTGCATATATCAACACATTCTGTTACAATATACTATGGAAAAAATACACTACACCGAGACATTTTATAGCTTGCAGGGAGAAGGACGCTGGGCCGGAGTACCCAGCGTTTTCTTTCGCACATACGGATGCAATTTTCGATGCAAGAAATTTGGCAGAGATCGCAACGAGGTAATCGACGGAGCCAATCCCGAAGTTGCTGAGATCATCAAGAATATCACGCTCTATCCCAAGTTTGAAGACTTGCCGCTGGTAAAAAGTGGCTGCGACAGTTATGCCAGCATCTATCCCGAGTTCAAACACTTTTCTGAAATTGGAACTCCTGAGGAAATTACTGAACGCATGTTAGACTTGGTTCCCAACAACAAGTGGAGCATGGATCCCATCAGTGATGATGTTCATTTGGTAATCACTGGTGGTGAGCCGTTGTTGGCTTATCAACAACTGTATCCCAAGTTAATTGAAATCAATCGTGCACATGGCCTGCGCAACTTGACATTTGAAACCAATGGCAGTCAAGAACTCTATCCCGAAGTATGGGAGTACCTGCATCAAGACTTTACAAATTGGGGCCGGTATCGCGATCGTCTTACATTCAGTGTAAGTCCCAAACTTCCCGGTTCAGGTGAGAAGTGGGAAAATGCCATTAGACCTGACATTGTCAAAAGCTTTGATGACATTGGTATGACATACCTCAAGTTTGTTATTTCCACCGAAGAAGATCTAATTGATGTTGATCGTGCTGTGGCCGAGTATCGAGAAGTTGGATTTACCGGCCCAGTGTATCTAATGCCGGTGGGCGGTGTTGCTGATGTCTACAATCTCAATACCCAACAAGTTGCCAACATGGCAATGAAACGTGGATATCGTTACAGCCCAAGACTCCAAGTTGACTTGTGGCGCAATGCCTGGGGTACATGATGACACAGATTGTAATCACACGTAAACAGTTTGAACGCTTGCAAGAAGTTTTTGAAATGTATGACAGCGTGGATCAAATAGCATGGAGTGAAGAAAGCACCAGCGGCATTGGTGCCACAGTCACCATTGAGTTTGATCCCAGGCAATCAATTAAGATAGACATCACCGACGTTGATAGTTGGTAAAATTAAAAGGAAATTAATGAGTTATTTGTTTACCAGTGAAAGTGTTAGTGAAGGGCACCCTGATAAAGTTGCTGATGCCATCAGTGATGCTGTTTTAGATTTGTTTATGGCACAGAAGAACCCGGCGCTACGTTGCGCCTGTGAAACCCTGGTCACAACCAATCGTGTCATCATTGCCGGCGAGTTCAAAGGCTTGGTGCCTGATGAAGCCATCAACAGTGCTGTGCGCAGAGTGATCCGTGATGTTGGTTACGAGCAGGCTGGATTTGATTGGCGTACTGTAGAGATTACTAACTTACTACACGGACAAAGTGCCGATATTGCACTAGGTACTGACACATTTGGTGCTGGTGATCAAGGCCTGATGTTTGGCTACGCCTGCAACGAAACCACAGCGCACATGCCAAGTGCAATTTATTGGAGCCACGAAATTTTGCGGAGCCTGACTAATACACGTAAAAATGGTATTGTAACCTGGCTAGAACCCGATGCCAAGAGTCAGGTTACATTTGAATACAATGATGATGGCACACCACTCCGTATTGCCAAAGTTGTGTGTTCGACCCAACACGCAGAGAGTGCTAGCATTGAACAAGTTCGAATGGTAGTAGAAAATATTATTCGTGGAGTATTACCAGAGAAATATGTAGACAATGAAACTGAATTCTTTATTAACCCTACTGGTAGATTTGTTATTGGTGGCCCTGATGGCGATACTGGGCTTACTGGCCGTAAGATTATTGTTGATACTTACGGTGGCTATGCTCCTCATGGTGGTGGAGCCTTCAGTGGCAAAGATCCTACTAAAGTGGATAGAAGTGCTGCCTACATGATGCGATACCTTGCCAAGAACATTGTGGCAAGTGGACAAGCACCTTGGGCCACTGTGCAAATCAGTTATGCTATTGGACTAGCACAGCCCATGAGTTTCTATGTTGAAACTGCTGATGCCGCACAAGGACGTAGATTGACTAAATGGATTCAAGACAATGTTGATCTAACTCCTCGAGGTATCATCGAAAGATTTAACTTGTTCCGCCCTATCTACAGCTCAACAACCAACTATGGTCACTTTGGCAAGGAAAACTTGCCTTGGGAAACCGTGGATTTATTTTAAGGAGTAGTCATGGGATTATTTGATCGTTTTAAAAAGAAGCCGGAACCAGAAGTAACTCCTCCCCGAGAGGAAAAACCCCGGACGGCTCCAAAAAAATCTGCCAAAGAGATTGCCAACGAAAAAGGCGAGCCTTATGTGGCCATACTAAGTTTGGAAGTGGACTCAGAAAATCTGCATCAAGGTGCATTTGAACTGGATTGGAATGAGAAGTTTGTTGCCAATCTTGTACGTGCTGGATACATGATGAATCGCGATGACACCGACGCTGAAGTGGTGGATCGTTGGTTCCAAAATGTGTGTAGACATGTTGTAATGGAAACTTGGGAACAAGATCAAGCCATGAATCCAACTCCGGCTAGATACACAAAAAGCAAGGACATTGGTGGCGGACGGAGAGAAGTGTCATGATATTCAATCACATTAAAGAACTAAAAGCACA